TATCATTTCGCCGATTGAACCGAAGCGGGAAAGCAAAACGTATGAAAGCCTTGCGGAAGCCATAGTCGAAAAACTGCGCGAGACAAAAGAGGTATGTATCGTCTCGGATGATGAACTTCGTCTGATACGCGCATACCGGGCCGCGCCGCAGATAATCAAAAACGCGGCTTTGCAAGTGCTTGAATCGAACCAGATTAAGGAAAAAGCAGACCTCGCATAAGGCACATGGGAAAGATAGTTGAAGTCAGGTGGGAAGAATGAAGGGACGCACACGCCCAAACGGAACAGGTACGGCCTACAAGCGCGGCAGGACGTGGACGGCTTGTATTACTGTTGGCTGGAAAGTAACTGATACTGGCCGCGCACAGGCCATCAGAAAGACAAAGGGCGGGTTCAAATCCAAACGGGATGCTCTGGAATACTGTCAGACGCTCAGAAATGCCCCTAAAACCGTCCGCAGGCTTACGATGGAGGAAATATACCTCGCGTGGTTGCCGACGCATGAGGGCCGCGTAGGGCGCTCTACGATGGACTGTTATAAGGCCGCGTGGAAATACTTCACACCGATACATGAAACGCAGTTTGCGGATATTGATTTGGACGATCTGCAAGAGTGCCTGAACGACTGCCCGAAGGGCAAGCGCACCAAGGAGAACATGAAAGCCCTGGCAGGACTTCTCATGAAGTATGCTATCCCACGCCACCAAACGGATATGAACTATGCGGAGTTCCTGCATACAGGCAACGACGAGAAGGGAACACGCCCGGCGTTCAGCCGTGAACAGATAGACCTTATCCAAAGTCAAATCGGCATCACGCCCCACGCGGAAGATGTATATACATTGATCTATACTGGAATGCGCCCGTCAGAACTGTTTGCGCTTACGAAGGATGACTACAAAGACGGCATACTCTACGGCGGCATAAAGACAGAGGCAGGAAAGAACAGGGCCGTGCCTGTCTCCCCGAAGATCATGGGAATCATAGAAAACCGACTTCGATCTGTTTCTGAATACCTGTTTCCGAAGGATGACGGCACACAGATGTCTGCAAAGTATTTCCGGGACAACTATTTCTATCCCGTCCTCGCTGCCGTAGGAATACAGCCGATACCCACGCAGGATAAACCCGCCTACTATGTCCCATATTCCTGCCGCCATACATTCGCAAACCTCCTGAAAGATGTCCCAGGGAGCGACAAAGACAAGGCAGAATTGATAGGCCATGAGGATTATAAGACCACGAAACGAATGTACCAGAGTGCGGAACTGGAAAACCTCAAAACTATCATGTACCTACTCAAGTAATTTTTTACTGCTTACGTACTGCTTACAAAAAACCCGAAAACCCCAGTAAATACGGCATTCTCCTATGAATGGGGTTCAAGAGGCCGAGAGTTCAAATCTCTCCACCCAGACCACGAAAAGCCCTGAAAACATGGAGTTTTCGGGGCTTTTGCTATTTCTGTAAAATGTCAAAAAATGGCAGAAAATTTTGGTCTACTGCTTACATTACTGCTTACATCATTCGTCGGGCGGTTCATTCAGCAGATTGTCCTCATTGTCGGCGTTCGCGCAGTCGGCCATGCCCTCGCCCACGATATAGGCGATGACACCGGCACCGGCCATGATGACACCGGCAACCTGGGCGGCTTCGCTCTCGCTCACCTTAAAGGCAATCAAAAGCTGGGTAACGAAGTTGATGACGGCGATCCAGAACTTTCGGGAAGTAAGTTTGCGCTTCCAGTCCATAGTTCATCCTCCTTACCATGTCGTTGTGATTTTCTTATAGTCGCGCTTCGCACTTAGACGAAGCAGTTGCGGGTCGCATACCTGCGCCGGGAGAAGCATCGCACGTGCCGCATAACCGCCGTAGTTCAGCCATGACACGCAGGACACGACAACGTAGTGCCTCATGCTGACTTTGCCGTTGCGTGTGTCCATGACGATCTTGGAGGGCTTGCTCACAAAACCCTTGTGAACATGCCCCGTCACCATGCAATCCAGACCCTCAATGAGATTCCCGTATCTCTCTGACTTGTTGACGGACGCGCCAGTATAGACGCCTCCGCCTGAACCGTGCGTCACGCAGAATCCGTAGGTTGCCTCCGGGGTCTGTTCGCTCTTGCGGACACCGCAGGAGATACGCATGAACGCCGTGTTTTCGCGGTACAAATGCTCGATGTCCAGTTTGGTGCAAATGTCATAGCACAGGTCCTGGTCATCATCGCGCGTGGTTCGCTGTTCGTGATTGCCGCTGACAACGCATAGAATGCGGTCTTTGACGGTCATTAGGTACTCTGCCATGCGCCGCTTGGCTTCACGGGGTCGCAATACTTCATCAAACGGATTCGCGAACCGTGTCCCGCGCGTGGAGTTGTTCAGGAGGTCGCCAGCGAGTATCAGATATGCGTTCTCGCGCTCCACCCGTTTCAAGAACGCCTGCCATTCAGGCTCGGCATGTTCCACCGCCCCAAGGTGAACGTCGGCAATCGGATAGATTGTGATTTCCCCCGGGAACGCATGGGATATCATATCAAAGTCGTGAAGCATAGGCATCACTTATGTTCGAGGTCGGTCAGGCGGCGGTCTGCCGCCTTGGCCTTTTCCTCTAATATCGGGATTCTTTCGGCGAAATCGTTGTGCCGCCGAACCTCCCGCGTCAGTTCGTCCAGCTTCGTGTCGGTCACGGCCTGAAACCGCTCCAGCTTCGCGTCCAGTTTTTGATCGTTGATCTCTGACTGCTTGTCCAGCTTTGCGTAAAGGTCGGCGCTGTTCCGCTTTGAAATGACAAGCTGGGCGACTATGGCACATGCGCCGGTTATCAGTGCTACCGCAATCGCTTCGCTCATTCCACCAGCCTCCCATACTTGCCGCTAACCCAGGCGTTTTGCGTGTCGTATTCAACGAGATACCAGCCATTTTGCGTCTGCCCGCCATACGGGAGCCTGTCGCCGTCCTTTACAACGCCAAGGACCGCATACTGTACGCCCGGACCCTTGCGGACGTTGACAAGGGTGCCCGTGATCTCCACATATCGGGACAGGGTGTTCATTAGGGCTTCGTAGGACTTCGGGCCGAAGATGCCGTCAACTTCCAGTCCAGACACCCTCTGGAAACCCTTGACGTTTCTTTCGGTTTCTAGACCGAAGTCGCCGTCTGCGCCGTATTCCGGGAAGGAATAGCCAAGCGCCAGAAGGTCGTGCTGCAACTCTGCAACGTCAGGGCCGCTCATGCCGCGTTCAAGGGTCCTGTCTCCAAGTTTGTAGTCCTGTAGGGGCAATGCCTCGGCCTTGGGGCCAGATGTCAGCACTATGACCGTATGCCCCTTCTTGCGCGTCACAAGAATATCGCCGCGCCTCTCGTAGTCAGGCGATGCCGTGTATTTCGCCCCGGTCAGTTCTGTAAACGCGCCAGACTTCAACAAAGCCGATGCCTCCGAAACCGTATTGAAGTCAGGCAGCATCACGCCGGCGTAGGCGCAGCAGACACGCACCAGGGCCGAGCAGTCGGTTTCTGTTTTCGCATTGACCTTTGCGCAGTCGAAGCCCAGCGGCTTCGAAACGCTGTAAAGGTTGGAGCGCTGCCCCTGATCATAGCCGATGTTATTGTTATTGCAGGCCGCTTGCATGTCCCATGCGATTTTCTCGGCCACGGCCGGGTCCTTCGGGCGAAATACGCGCCAGCCGCCAGAATGGTTATACCAGTTTTGCGTGCTGACTTCCCGGCCCGTCTGGTCACCGGCTTTGCCGCCGCGCGCATGACCGTTTTCGTCAATACGCGCGGAGCCGATTTTTACCGCCATTGTATCTCACCTCCGATGTTGATTTAAAGTGTCCGTTGTCGTTTAAGGTGTTATTTAAGTCATGTTATTTCCGAAATTATACGGTGACGCAGTTAGGTCAGAATCAATATTGTACGCTGGAGCGTTGGCAGAATTGTTCCAGAACACGTTCCGCATAAGCGTATACTGGAAATCTGCCGTTAACTGGTCATAACTACCTGCGTGAATCATATTGAGTGACCTCGCTCCAGCCTCGCATAAGCCGAAGCAGTTGTCAATGACAATCCGCTGACCTTGCGTAGTTGCTCCGCTACTGGTGTGAACAAACACACATCCGTAAGTATACAGATTTCTGTACTCGTTATGCGGTGCGTAATTCGCCGGAAGTGTTGTGTGAAAACTGGAATTTCTAATGGTCAGAGTAAAGTTCTGTCGTAATCCGATACCAAGGCAAGGCCCGGACGCATCCTCAAAATCACAGTTTTCAATAACCATGTTACAAGATGCAGAAGGATTCGGTTCAAAGTCAATATGGAGACAGTAACCACCCTTTTCTGCCGTTGCTGTCTGCTCATCGTTAGTCATTTTGAACGTGAGGTTGGACA